TTCTTCCACGGTTCTTCTGCGGTTTTTCTGTGGTTTCCTGACTGTTGTAAACCTCATAATTGCATAGGGTTATGATTGTATTTTCGTGGTCTTTTTCCCACGTTATCATCGAGTCGTCTTTAAGCAGGTCTAGGAACGCCCGGACTTTAGTACGGGACCACTGCCAGCGGTCCGAGAGAAAGCGCTCTGAGGCGACAACTCCCCCTCGCGGGACATTCACTAGACTACCTTTGACCATTCGTTTTCTTGGTTCAAAAGATGCGGACTGGATAAGATCAAACCACGCTTCGGCCCGCGAAAAATTACGAGGCTCCGTCCAAAGGTAGTGAGCGAAAGTCTTGCGACTGAGACGGACAAATCCCTCGCTCATTGGTTAGCCTTAAGTAGGGCTGTCAGCCAAACCATTCCCTTGCCGGTGACCGTAGTCACGGGAAATAATCTGCCGTCCTTGGGCACCTGCGCGACCTTGAACCGCCCGGCCTCCAAATGCTCCTGCATCGGAATGTTCTTGCCGTCTCGATAGAACAAGATGCGCCGAGCGCGAAGTTCTTGAAACAAACGATTTTGCCCCCATCCAATGCTCTTGGCAAACGCCCCGATGTTCATGGTATCGGGAGATTGTTCGACCTTCTCAGCAAATTCTACTTTGGGGGCGTTGGTGACAGCTTCAAGCTGTAGCCGATCGTTTTCTTCCACTTTGTCCGCCAGTTGACGGAGGGCCTCCGCGTAAGAAGGCAAAGCTGGAATTGCTGAATTCTGCGCCAACCTCTCACATTCAAGAAAATAATCGCGCGCTTGTTCGCCCCGCTCGCTTTTACTCATCATGGCAAGTTTTTTGGCAAATCCTGAAGAAAGTAGATAATCCGTGCTCGGCCTGCCTCCGGCGGGGTTTTCTTCAATCGTGAAGAAAAGCTCCCAATCGTCCCAACGGGCGGCGTAAGGATTTTCGACAATGTTTGATTTGGCCCACCGGCTATAATTAGCGGTATCCAAACCAAGGAATATGTACAGGTCGCGGGCTAGAACGGAAGGCTTGCCTTCGTGCTGAATGATGGGGATAAGCTGCATAAGGGCACAAAAAACCCTTAGTAGAATCGTCGCACTGGTGGGGGACTAAACCCACCGGGCGCGTTACTCGCCTTGTGTCGGCGACTCTACTAAGGGATTGAAGTTGCGGCTGCATTTGTAACGTAAGCCGGGTAGTCACTCCCGACAGTTCCTATCCTACTCCACGGCCCGCCGCCTTCGCAAGTCAGAACCGTGAAAAAAGTTCATGTCCTTCTCTCTGCTCGTGCGAGGTTAAAGGAGTCAAGACTGTGTTTTGTAGCGTTTGTATAAATCACCCGTTTCTTTAATGACTTGGGTGAACTCTTCTGGTGTCAGTCCATCTTTCGGCCAAAACGTGTCGTCAAGCACCCAGAAGTCCAACGTGTTGCCGTCCACGCCCTGAGGATGGATGTAAAAGCTGACCCGGCCTTGCTCATCGACGTTTGCGCGGATAGCGTGGTCAATTACACCGCGCGCGTGATTTTCAGTGAAGTATTCGTGCAATGTTTGGCTGTTCATAAGATTTTCATTCCAGCACCTTCGGGCATCCCGCCAGCTTTTCCCATTTGGAGTAGTCACGATCCCACAGGGCGTTGACGGGCGCACACCAATAGGTATTGTCGCTCAGGTGGATGTAAACGATACAGTCTACTGTGCGGACTTTCACGAGGGACGCAGAGAGTTCGGGTTTCATGGCTAATTATCTTCCGAGAACCAAGCGAGAAACGCTTCTAATTGCTCCATGGACAACACGGCTTTCAAGCTGACATTCCTGCCGCCTCCGCTACTTGTCCGGTAAAAGCTGATCCACCAATACCGGATGTCGCTGCCGTTTGTGCGCTTGACTACAATTCCGAGGGTGTCGCGTTCGTCTTGCTCGTACTCAGAGAGTTCGAGGTAGTATTCTTGGTGGTCGGGATGCTTGGTAAAATCACCGACAAAGGTTTTCTTGAACCCTCGCGCAATGAGTGATTCGCCTGTGATTGGGGTGTTCATATCATTTGTGTTCCGCAATCCTTGTCAGCACCTCCGTAATCGCCTGGTTGTCCGGTAGGCTGCCACTTCTCCACCGTCTCACGTCCCTGGGAGAGACGCCTAACAAGTCGGCGGCAGATTGGGTGTCTAGGCGTTCGCGCTTTATCCAAGCCTTGAGGGCATTGGAGAAGGCGTAGGGGACGCGGGAGAGGGTCATGCTACGAGAAGTTCCTGCTCGGCGTGATTGGCGGCGGAGGCGAGGTTTTTGACGGCTTGGGAGTAATAGGCCCGCTTGATATCCGCGCCCATGCCCTTACGACCATTGATTACGGCCCCATAGACTTCGCTCCCAACACCCATGAACGGCGTCCAGACGATCTCTCCGGGGTTGCTCCAAAGAACGACCGCGCGTTCAATTACATCCAATTGAAGGGGATGCACATGCCTTTCATCGTCTGGCTCTTTGCTTTCCTTATAAGGCAACACTCGGTCGATGCGAATATCGTCCCAGAAAGAAGATGCGTATTGTCGCCAAATCCAATGACTGAAACGGTTCTCCGTTTGCTTGCCCTTGTGGCCCTTGTACTGCTGTAGTTCGTGGGGAATCACCCTTTCCCCCGCGTAGGAATGAAGGCCGGTTGGATGAGCGACGGGAACCTTGTTCTCGCCCTTCTTGCGGAACATCAGAAGGTAATCCGCACCCGCCACGTCACAGAGGGTGGAATCTTCCACGATCTGCGCATGGGCTAGGCCTTTGGCCATCGTCCGCAAACGCACCCCTAGGGGCTCTTTCCAGATGGCACGACGGCCACAAAACACCATGCCGTGTTCTTCGTGCAAACGGATGATGTCTCCGGGGAAATCAATCAATCCCGCCCCGGCATTGGCACCACACCCCATCCTTGCCGTTAATCCATTGCCCTTGCCCGGAACGTCCATGCAATGCACGGTGGAAATTCTTCCAGGTTTAGTGAGACGCGCAATTTCTGACACCACGAAGGAGTAGTGCTCAAAGAATTCTTGGTAATCCAAGGAATTCGACAAATCGCGCTCATGAGAACTGTGTGAATACAAGCCTCCAAACGGGGGCGAATATATTGAAAGGTCGATCTTTTCGTCCGGCATGGCGCGCATGACCTCAACACAGTCGGCGCAAAACAAGGAATAATTGTCGGTAGTAACGCAATCTTGAATCATATTTCAAAGCCACGCGGGCAGGGTAACAGGTTTGGTAAAACGGTTGGTTTGTTCGATGCGAAGCTCGTTGTTAATCAGGCTAACCAGCTTGGCAAACATCTGCTCGGCTTGGGCGGCTTTTCGGTTGAGATTGGCCAATACTCCCGCCTCCCCTTCGCTGGAAATCATATCTACATGCACGGGTTTTGTTTGACCAAACCGCCAGAAACGACGAATGGCCTGATACCACTGTTCAAAAGAGTGAGAGGGGAAAAAGGTAGTGTGCGAACAGCATTGGAGATTGAGACCAAACCCGATTTGCTGTGGTTTGCCCACGATCCGGCGAGGCCCCGTTCCTAAGGTGAACCATTCGATGATTTCCTCTTGTTCCTCATCTGGGGTTCGCCCCGAAACCTGCCGACAGTCGGGAATCAACTTTTCCAGCAAATCCCCCTCGGGATTTAAGTGACACCATGCCACGGAAGTTTCATGCTGAGAGCAGAGACTAGCGGCCAACTCGCAACGTTCTTCAATCGTGCGCCTGCGTTCGTCCCGCTGTTCTTTGAGCCCCACGGCGGGCATGTCAAAAAGGAAATCCGCGTTGACTGTGCGGGCGTGGATAACGTGCTCTTTGCTGGTGAGCGGCGGCAGGTTGTAACTATCGTCACTGAATCCCAAGTCGGAAGGCTTACGCACCGCTCGGGCCCACGAACAAACCCAACGCCAGAAGTGTGTTTCCGCGTGGCCCCGGAAGCGATACAGACCAGAGCGAAATTCGTCACTTCGGCTCATGGTTTGCTCCGACTTCTTGAAGAAACGATTAAGCATGTCCATGAAGCCGAGTTCTCCCAATGCCTCGCTGGACGTGCCGAGTTCAATGTAATCGTTCGGGGCCGCCGTG